TAATAATTGTGCTAAAATGAGATTAACACACAACTAAATTGTGTGATTGAACAATAAAATTTATGGAGGTGAAAAAATGCTAATAACTTTAGAACACGCTGAAAAAGTTCGGGTAAAACGTGGTCGCTTAGATTTAACTAAGTCAGAGACCGCTAAACGCATGAACGTAACACCACGCACGTTACAAAAGATTGAACAGGGCGATTATGACGCACCTAAAAAAATCTTTGCTAGTGTAATGAACTTCTTGATTGAAGATTAGAAAGGAGGTGACAACATGGCATACTTACCAGAGGGGCGGGAAACGGTCATCATTTATGATGAAAAGTCTAATACATGGCAATTTGAAACTTCAGTCAGACGTCACATCACGAAGATTGAAAAGCGTTTAGACCTTTATAATATCTTGCTTGAGGAACTAGACGAACGAGGAAGACGCATCTATATTTGTGTGGCAATGAAACAAGGTACAGTTTCACCTTTTGCGAAGCCACCGAGAAGTAAACCACTACAAAATCAATTTTAAAGTGTCAGAACTAACAAGATGAACGTTCTGAACACTTCCGCCACATCGGCAAGGTATTTATATACCCAGAGTGAACTATCTCCCAAAAATGTACACAGGATCAACAAAAAAAGCCTCAGCAGAGACCAATCAGCAAGGCTTTAAAATTACAAATCCACCAACAGGCAAGTAAGGGGATTAGAAAAGTTTTTATGATTCTATTATAACATATTTCAGAAAAAATGACCATACGGGGGCGCTATCCCTTAAAACTAGAGCTTAAAAGTATTAGTGTTGGTATCGGCATTAGTGAAAACTAAACCACACAAAGAAAATCACTCCTGGCAATCTATTGTTTTGGTCAAGGACCTACATGACCACAAGATTAACTTGGTAAGTCCTTAGCGGTAAACGCTGGCAGTAGATTGGCCAAAAAGAAATGTACAAGAAACAAGTATAGTAATTAACCATTAAATTAAGTCTTTAATTCAGGAATAAGCCAACTTTGGTCAATACACAGAAAACTAAAAAAATTGGAGAAGATGAATGACAACAAATGAATTTAGTATTTTAACAGATTATGAAGGCCTATTAGGTCAACTAGGTGATGTTTTACAGGTTTCTGAATTAGCAAGCATGGAAGATGACAGAGATAGTATTATTTCACTTTTAAACACTTCAAACTTGGCTTTAAATCAATTACTGTCTAATCACAGAACTATTATTGGTGAATACAGAGAGGTACTAAAGTTATGATCCAAGAATTAAACCTAACAATTGGCCAGTTGCTGGTACTACTTCCATTATTAATTTTACTTTTGCTGATCACATTAAGGAAACATAGCTATCTTGAAATTGACTTACCAGATATTGAACAGAGAACGAACAAAGGAATTAACCCAAATTATGGCGCTTATATTCAATCACAGAACCATTATTACAATTAGGGAGGAACTGAATGACACTACCAGAGAATTATAGACGTGTCCTTAAACTGATTAAGGTTGGGGCAGACAACCCCATTACAGGGGCAGAGATTAGTTTATACTGAAACTTGAAGAACGCTCCGTCCAAAGTATCATCAGTAGCTTAATCACGCGCTATAACGTCCCTATTATCGGCATTAGGCACGGTTTCAATCGTGGTTACTTTATTCCAGCTAACAAAGAAGAATTGCTAGACGGTGCTAAAGCCTTTTACAACCAAGTACAAAAGGAACAAGAACGCCTAAGTGTTTTATTGAATGCCGATTTAACCAGTTATAAGGAATTACTCAAAGGAGGTTAGGGATGAACTTATTTAGTCAAGATTATGAAGCCAAACTATTAGAACAAAACCTGACCGCGTTTAATCGCTTTTTGGAAGACTACCAGAAACCTAAACCAAGAGTATTAGGGTTGATAACGGCTGAACAGGTCAAAGAGGAATTGAATATCAAAGGCAAAACTCTAAAACGGTGGGAAAAAGCTGGTCTAAGACGATACCAACCACCACTAGAAGATACGAGGAAGCATTACTATAAAGTCAGTGATATTCTTGTCTTTTTGGGGGTGGAAAATGGCAGGTAGTTTCAGACAACACCATCCAGCTTTTGACAACATGTTACTAGCTGACGACCGCATTTATAAAAACAGACGCCCAACCGTTGAGCAAAACAAGGAACAGCAACATTTGAAAAAGCTGAAGAAAAAACGTAGAAAGGGGCAATGATATGGCTATTTATGAAGCAAGAGGCTTTAGTTCTTATTTGTACCCCTACAAAGGACAATTAGAACCATTTGACTATATTGTTCAGTTTAAACCTTTGAAACCGCCTGAAGGCATGGCCATTAATGAGTATAAAGGAACACAAGCCCCCTACTGCCTAAGTGGCAAGGTCATAGCAGAGAAAAACGGTAGCTATAAGCGCAATAATGCTAGTTTAGTTTATCGCGATTTGATTTTTCTTGACTATGACGAGATAGAAACAGGCGTCAACCTACCTAAAATCGTTTCTCAGACGCTTTGGGAGTATAGTTATATTATTTATCCAACGATTAAACACACCCCTGAGGAGCCACGATATCGCCTTGTCGTGAAGCCTAGTGACGTGATGACTGAAACTACTTATCAACAAGTGGTCAAGGAGATAGCCGATAAGATTGGACTGCCGTTTGATTTAGCTAGTCTTACCTGGTCACAATTACAAGGCTTACCCGTTACAACAGGCGACCCAGAAGACTATCAGCGCTATGTGAACCGTGGTCTTGATTATCCGGTTCCTAAAAACAGTAGCACACCAAACAGACAGATTACTACTACTTACACGCCACGCCCTAGAAGTCAGCGTTCTATTACCATGAGGGTCATTGATACCTTGTTTAATGGTTTTGGAGACGAAGGCGGGCGTAACATGGCGTTAACTAGATTTATTGGCTTGCTATTTAATAAATGGGTGGATTGTGATTTAGAGACGGCTTATGAACTGGTACAAATAGCTAACAGTGTGACGGCAAAGCCACTACCCATTGATGAGATAGATAGGACGTTTACCAGCATTGCTAAAGCAGAATACAGAAAGAGAGGGTAGAACCATAGAGCAAGAAGATTTGAAAAACTTAGAAAATGAAATCACTGAAGCGCGTGAGAATGAAGATAAATATTTCAGCACTTTCAAAGGTGTTAGAGGTCAGCTTATCAAGGAATGTCAAGAGATGAAAGATGAAGCTTTCAAGATTGCCTATGATGGCGTTATGGCTGATAGCAAACACCTTGAGAACGTAAAAGCGGGTAGATTGACCGAGGTACAACATGAAGAATTAGCTAAAGAAAAAGGACAAGAAGCCAGTGAAAAAGCTTTACCTAAAACACCTTTGGGCGTGGCTATTATGCTCAAACACTATCTCCGCTTTATTCGAGTTAAACCTGAAGCTCAAGGACAAAAAGCCCCACTTTACTTTTTTCATCCTGATCACGGGGTTTGGCTAGAAGATAATGAGTTTTTACAAGATCTTATTTCAGTTATTTTCCCAAACGCAACTGAAAAACAAGCTTTTGATACACTTTACAAAATTGCTAGGCAAAGTCAACTAAAGGAGATTCAAAGACAATATACAGTTATCGGAAATCGGCTCTACAATTATAAAACTGGTCGATTTGAAGAATTAACTCCAGATATAACCGTCACGCGCAAAATTAAGACAAGTTACAACAAGAAAGCCAAAGAACCGACAATAAAGGGATGGAAACCCACTACTTGGCTCTTAGAGTTATTTGACGGTGACACCGAACTTTATAACCTTGCTATTCAGATTATTAAAGCTAGTATCACAGGACAATCATTGCAGAAAATCTTCTGGTTATTTGGTGAAGGTGGAACAGGAAAAGGGACTTTTCAGCAATTACTCATTAATTTAGTAGGTATGGATAACGTGGCAAGCCTTAAAATAACAGAACTAGCAAAAAGTCGCTTTACTACTTCAATACTTCTAGGGAAATCCATTGTAATTGGTGATGATATTCAAAAAGACGCAGTTATCAAAGATACGTCTGATATATTTAGTTTAGCCACGGGTGACATTATGACGATTGAGGACAAGGGGAAACGCCCGTATAGTATCCGTTTAAACATGACTGTGGTACAATCTTCCAACGGTTTACCACGAATGAACGGCGATAAGTCCGCCATTGATAGACGCTTTAGGATCTTGCCTTTTACCAAAGTATTTAAAGGAAAGCCCAACAAAGCTATCAGAAATGATTATATTAATCGCAAAGAAGTCCTTGAATACTTGCTTAAGCTAGCGATTGAAACCCCAATCACTGACATTAACCCAAAAACATCTATTGAGATACTGGAAGAACACCATAAAGAGATGAACCCGGTTATCGACTTCGTTTCTAAGTTCTTCACGGATGAGCTCACTAGCGAATTTATTCCTAATAGCTTTGTCTATCATGTTTGGAAAGGCTTTTTAGAATACTATGACATCAAACAAATAAAATCAGAAAGAGGGTTACATAAAGAAATCAAAAGCAATCTGCCTGAAGGGTTTGAAGCAGGCCAGAAGGTCATACCAGTAGGTCGACAACTCCATACAGGTTTTTATCCTAAAGAAGATCTACCCCCGTTTGCTAGCGCATCTTACGCTAACGGTAGAGCATCACCCGAAAAACAGAAAAAGCCAAAGAATGAACGTGGGTACTATAATCATTGGCCAGCACACAAAAATCAAAAGAAAACTTAGCCATTTTATACGTTTTAGCATTTAAAAAATTAAACGTATAAAGAAATAGCCCAGTCATATCAAGGGGTTTATACGTTTATCACGTTTAACACGTTATTTTAAAATTTTCCAGTATAGAGTATTAATAAAATAACCCCTTATAAATCCTTATATATACTTTTTTAATTTAACGTATAAAATGTATAAAACGTATAAAAAGAGACTTAACCCCTTGATACGACTGACTTTAAATTTTATACGTTTGAAAAACCAAACGTATAAAACGTATAAAATTCGGAGGTTATATAATGAAAATCAAACTATTTTATCAAAAACGCAATGAATCACTGGATGATTTTGAATATCGAGTCAATCAATTTACCCTATCAGTATCTGTGATGGACATCAAGTTCCAAGAAACAACTTGTGGCAATTATGAAGACATGAGTACCACAACTTCTTTATTGGTCTTGTACAGGTAACTGATATGAAACTAAAATTACACACACGAGGCGGCAACACTATCACCATACAAGGAGACAGCGCCTTTTATGATGAGTTGGTCAAATGCCTTCTTTCTGGCCGACAACCAAACTGGGTAACATGTCCTTCTGCCGTCATCAATTTATCAGACATTATAGCAATCACAAAGGAGAAATAATATGAGAACATTTTCAGACACACCAAAACAATTTATGTTTACTTACCAATGCAAGGACTACGATACGGCCAGAGTAACAAGTACAGCTATTTTAGGTTATATCACAGGGACTTATGAGCAAAATCTAGCAGAAGCCACTCTGAACGGAGATGGTTACTTAGAAGTGACCTATTTCGAGGACAAGTCTATTAATTTCAATCTAAAACGCATCTGCGACAGTTTCAAAGATTATTGTAATCAACCTGAAGATATGGAAGGTGAGAAATAAAGAAGCATGCAAGATAGAACAATAAAAGAATTGGTTAAGGACGGTTGGATATTTTTCCAAAAAGATGGTAAAATAGAATCACTGGAACGGCTGGAATATGGTGAAGTCACTTTTAAATTTAAAGAGGGTAGGATTTACCAGGTAGCTAAAACAGAAACATTTTAATAATTAAGTCTAAAAGAGAAGAACTCGCGGACAAAACCAAGCTATTAAGATTAGCTAGTTTTGTTGGTGGGTTCTTTTAATTTAGCAGAAAGGAAACAAAATGAAAAAGACAGTAGATATTGAAAAACAATTTAATGCTTTGATGCTTAAAAATCAAGAAGCCATTGAAGAGGCAAAGAAAGAACAAGAGGTTTGGGCTAAAAAAATAGAAGATGCCAATCAGGCGGCTACAGAAGCTCAAAATGCAGTGGATTTAGTAGCTTATGACAAGGCTAAAAGTGATTTGTTTGTTGCCACAAACAGCAAAGAGCTATATGAAAAGCGCTTAGATAAATTGGTGAATGAACCTCTTGTTTCCTATGATGACTATTTTAAATTCAAAAAAGAATTACAAGATATTGAAGATAGCAACCAACTAAGTATTAATCAAGAAGCGTTCCAATACATCAAAAAGCTTCAAGCATTAGCGAAAAAATCTCGAGCAAGTATAGAAACAACGAATAACCTGTTACATCAGTTACAGTATGGGTTAGGAAAGAATAAGGACCAGTATAAACGGACTAAGACAGGTGCTGTTATAAGTTTCAATGATCTAGAGTATAAATATAATACCCCTAATGTATTTAGTTTTTATCATCATACCATGGAGGGCAGTGCTTTAGTGAATGCTATGAAACAGGAGGAAAATGAAAATGAGTATTAAAAATGATTGGTACGGAGAGCTTCAAGACAGAGCTGAGCAAGACCACCAACAGCGAGTGGATCAAGATAAACAAATGTTAAAGGTTATAACTGATAAGAAAGAAGAACGAGCAGAGCAGATTCAACGTGTGTTAGATGCTGGAGCTGAAGAATATTTGCGAAGGAAAAAGCACCAAGATACTGAGATGGTCAATAAGATTCGTGAACGTAGTGAAAAACAATTGAACAATGATCTTGGCAAGTTAGGAATTAAATCTAAAAAACAAATTGAAGAAGAAAATGCTTTTAGGGATTTTGCACGTAAACTAACAAACAAATAGTTTTAAAAATGTATTAATTCTTTTCGCGTTAATGAAATGGGGGGGTATCTCCCTACCCGGTCGGTCGGCCGAGCTTCACGCCGTCACTGTACATTTTTTCTCACGTTAGCAAATGGGATTAGAGAGGATTATTTTTTGAAGGTATTTAGTAAGCTGTGTAACGTCTGTGGCGGAGGTTTTGAGTCCTCTTCGAATGTCTCAAAATACTGTAGTGACAAGTGTCGAAGGCAATCTATAAGAACTAGACAAAATCATTATATGAAACAAAAAAGGAAGTTAAATAACTCAAAAAAACGAACTAAACAACTTCCATTTGCTAACACAAATTTAAAAAAAAGACTTGATATAGAATATATTGATCCCTATAAGAAAAAAATGGATAGAGCTTTAAAAAAGAAAGACTGGGAAACCTATTATAGGCTATATCAGCAACAGATTTTAGAGAATGAAAAAGAATGGGGATTTACTGGAATTCATATCGTTAACGGTATTGAAGTTCATGATGAAGATTTTGTTGAAAGTGTCCTAAAAACGTTAGAATAACAAAAAAATCCTACAAAACTTTGTAGGAAAAGGACTCTTGGGTACAAGGAAGACCCTTGAATAATATCAGATTTGATTATAGTATATCATAATTGGAGGGTGAGAATGTTACCTGAGCAAATAAAATCTAAATTGGAACGCATCAAACATTTAGACATTGAGATTAAAGGTCTTTGTTCAGCACTCACGTATATAGATGATAGTTCTTTCCAGAAATCGACTCTAGCTCCGTCAAAAGTAAAAGCAAGTCAAGACAGCGGTATAGAGAGCCATCTACTGAATCAATTAGAAGTCAAAGATAAAATCACTGAATGTATCCATAAATCGATCCAGGAAAGATTAAAAATCACTGAACTAATTAATCTGTTAGACGCTCCTCTTGAAAGAGCAGTTTTAAGAATGTATTATGTTAATCACTTAGAAGTTTGGAAAATAGCTGAACAACTCAGTAAAGGAGAGGCCACAGTCTACAGAAAGCTTCGTGAGGCTATAAAACACTTATCTGAGGTAGTTCAATAAAAGTGAGATTTGAACTATAGGAACTAATATTATAAAAGTAGAACCCACACAGTACCTAAGAAAGGAGACCAATAATAAATTTATGCCAGTATTTAGGAAAAGACATCAAAGTTACTTTTGTTGATGGTCAAGTCCTTGAAGGTCATTGTAATACATTCACAGGAAAACTTGATACGGAAGATGAGTTGTATGATGAAATCACAATAAAAACTGATAAGAACCCATATATTGGTTTTAATGAATCAGAAATCAAATCAATTGAAATTATTTAATAAGCACTTGACTATCATAGCTACTTACTTTTTATTATGTCCCCTCCCAAAGGAGTATATTGTAGCTAGGAACGTGACAAGAGACTGGCCATGATTGCCACATTGCAACATGAAAGACAGATAGCTGTTATTAAGGCTAGATACGTGGATGACTTATCATGGGACGAGATACTCGATAAACTAGGTTACTCAAGAAACACTGTGTTCAAACTACATAGAGAAGCTTTAGAGGTGTTAGATGAACAAGAAGAACGCTATTCGTAAAATAAAAGAGTTCCATAGATGGCAACGTATCGCTAATAGCCTTGATTTAAGCTATAACGAGCGTTACCAGTTTGATATAGATTACCATTACTCTGAACGTAGAGAGCTTGAAATAAGCCGAGAATGCGCCCTAGAGGAGCTAAACGCTATCAAGTATGCCATCAATCAATTACCTAAGATAGAGTATAGACAAATACTGATTGAGTGCTACTTGATTAGTGAAAAGTTATCTAATCAAGAGATTATGACGAAACTTAATCGCTCTGAAAGTTGGTACTACGAGACTAAGAAAAGAGCTTTGCTTGAGTTTGTGAAGAAATACAGGGATGGTTGTTTGTTATGATATAATTAGTGGCAAAATATGTGATATAAGGAAAGAGTAAGCGATGGATTTTTCTGATTTTTTGAATAAAAAACAAAAAGAGTGGGATGAATTCTATCCAATCCCTGACTTTAGTGCAATGAGTGATGAAGAATTGCTTTATCAGCCGATGAGCGAAGCTTTGCTATCTGAGAAGTTCGCTAAAGAACTATCTAAAGAGATTGAAAAGCGTAACTTATTTCCGAAATAAAGGTCAATATGATATGAAGCAGAGAACTGATGATCCATAGGAGAGCATTTATCTGCTTTTTTCTTCTCCAAAAATGCAAAACTGTAAAAATACCCTTTCTAAATATGAAATAATATATTTAGAAAAGGAGGTTATATTATGTATAACGAAGAAATTGCAAAGATGATTATATCATTTGAAAAAGACGATGTCGTCCTGAAGGTTTTAATTGGGATGATTTTGAAGTAACAGCTAAACAATTAATCGCTAGTGGTCAAATTGATGGAAAACTAAAATTTGATTATTTAAGCCCTTATTTAGATTTATTGTATCAAAAATAGCATACTCAGCGAAAAGTTGTTTCTTTTTCAGAAATCGCAAAATGAAATATCGTTCTAATATAATGCAATAAAATCTAGATAATAGTCTAGATAATGATATGGAAAACTTCGAAATAAACTGATATAATATCGAAAGAGAT